CGCCGATGTCCGCAGCCAAGCCGGTAGCGTGCATCCCAGGCTGGGCCTTGGCGGCCTCTACAGGGTGCTGTGGGCAGCGATAGCCGCTGGTGATATGCAGAGGCTTGCCGTACACGCTGCGCAGCGCCTGAAGCCGTTCTAGGAACTCGGGCTTCATCTCGTTGCGCTCGCAACCGCAGCGGCAGGTGAATTCGTCGCGCTTGAAATTCGGGTAGCGGCTCCATTCAACGTTCATTTCGACGCCACTCCCTTCGACTTCTCGTAGGTCCTGAGGCCGCCGATGCCCAGCATCCCAGACAGCACGACCCACAGCAGATCCGTGTCCAGCACGGGCGGCGCAGGCCACCCCTTGATCATGCCGGCCCAGGTCAGCAGCGGCTGGCCAATCGTGGCGTAGAACAGGCCCAGGCCACCCACCCAGCCGACGAACGGACGCCACCCGGCCACCCAGATCGTCGGGTGAGCGGCCTCGCGGGCGTTGATCTCCAGTTGCGCGATGACCTGCTTCAGTTCACCCTGCATGGCCATGTCGAGGAACTTCGCCTCGGCCTCGCGCTTCTTCTCCGGGTCCGGGAAGAAACGGTCAATCAGCGTCTTGCTCACCTCGAACAGCGGGCCTACCAGTAGCGGGTTCATAGCTTCTCCGGTTCACGAAACACGGCAATCGGCAGCGTGGTGTAGTCGCCATCCAGCCAAGCCACGCTGATCTGATCTGGCGGCTTTGGCACCCAGCATCCGCTGATGGTGCGTTTGCCGTCAGTGATGACGGCCCACAACGCACGCTCTTGACACGGGCCTGCGACGTTGTGCAACTCAAGGCGGATGTTTTCGTGCGTGGCGATGGCCACGACGTTGGCGTTCGCAGCACCGGCCGCAATTAGAAGGGCCAGTGCCGCGTGTTTCATTCGCCTTCCCTGCCTTGGAAATGCAGTCGCCCCCAGCGATATAGCAGAAAGCCGATCTGAAGTACGAGGTAGAGCAGTGTCGCCCAGAGGATCATGTCGTTGACCTGCATGCCGGCAATTGTGGCACCCGCTACCGTCACAGGGGGCGCGGCCTTTGTGACTTCCGTCACGATGTCGGACTTCTGTTCGAGGGTGAGGTTCATGGCGCTGCTAGGGCGTTGATGGGTTCGGGGGCTAGTGTATTGCGACGGCCAGGCTCTGCGCGCGGTGCAATTTCAATACCCGCGCCGATAGCGCCAGCACGGCCAACCGCAGGCGCCACGGGCACTGCCGCTCCGGCTGCGCGTGATGTCTGAAGCCGCAGCGCCTGCTCAACAGATTTTGCCGCAAGCGCTGGGTCCGTCATTTCGCGCGCGATTTCTAGAGCTAGTCTATTGTCCAGCTTTAAAGCAAGACGCTTTGCCGTTGCGTTGAAAATTGTGATTGGCACGCTCAGAAAGTTTGGCAGCGGCAGCCCCAACTCTTGCCCTGTTTTGGTGCCAATCTGTTTGATGTCAATGCCAGCATCAAGGCCCGCCTTAACCAGTCGGTCGTATTCCTGCCGACGAATCAGATCTTGCTGCACCGCATTGACGTGCGCCTTTTGTTGGTTTGTCAGCCCGCTGGTTAGCGTTTGAAGCCTTCGCTCCACAGCATCTGCGGTCGCGCCAGGTGGCAGCGAGGGCGACAACTTGACATCCATGCGCGCCGCCAGATCGTTGATCTTCTGCAATCTGGCTGCGTTTTGCCCGACAACGTTGATGCGTTGTAAAACGTTCATCCCCGCATCATCCAGCACCTTGATCGGATCTGCGTACTTGCGAAGAAATGCGGCGTGCGTTTCGGGCGTCGGGTTTGGCACGTCCCGCAAGTACAGATCTTCAATCCCCGCTCGCGCCGTTTTCATGGCCTGCGGATCCTTGCCAAACAGCGTCACAAAGTTTTTAGCTTCGCTTACGCCGCGAGGCTGAAAGTATTTTGTGATGACGTCTTCCGGCTTGATTTTGGGTTCGTTCAGCCCAGTTTGCCGGAACAGTTGTTCGTTGACTCCAGTCTTGAAGCGCGGAATGTATTGCGTACGATACAGATCAAGCGCCTGCCTGTACGACTGCTTTGCAGCGTCTGGAATCTTGGATTGATCAACCGCGTCGTCAATGACCTTGTGGATCTGCCCCAGATTGCGCAAGCGCATGGCGGCAGTTGGGTCCGCTGAAACCTTGCCTGATGCAATGTCGGCGTTGATTGCCTTGCGGATGTCGTCAAGATCCCGCAACGTGATTGCAGGGGCCTCTGGGGCGGCACCAGGTTTTCGGGCAATTCTAAATTTAGCCTTGCCAATAGTTTCCAAGGGCGGCTCTGCCGCTTTCTTTTGCAAGTCCAGCAGCTTGCGAATCGTCTCCGGCGCCGTGCTAGGGTCAAACTCCGAGAGCTTGCGCCCAAGGATTTCCTCAGCTTTCCCAACGACGCCCGACATGTCGATCTTTGCGTCGCCAGCCTCGTTGAAGGCTTTTTCGTAGGCGGGCCTAATCACATCGGCCTTCATGGACTGCCGCTTGGCCTGCGCTCCTGCGGCAAGCGTGGCCCCAGCCTCTTCCGATCGCACAGGCTGAAGCGCAGTGTCAATCTTCTGCTGAACCTTGGCGGCGGCCTTGTCAAACTTGGCTTGCGCCCGAGTCTGCTGCGCCGCTTCTGCCGCCCCAGTCTGGGCGCGCATGAAAGCAAACTCTGAAGACAACGCAGGCACTCGCTCGGACTTGGCTTGCAGTGCAGAAAACCTTGCGCTGCCTGCCGGCGCCGCGACCTCGCCCGCACCAGGCGCCGCGCCGGCCACTGCAGATCGAGGGCCACGCAGCGCAGTCAGAATGTCGTCGCCCTTGCCCTCTAGCGCAGTCAGGTACGTTTCGAGCTTGATGTTTTTGACCTTGCCGGCGTACTCGGCGCCCTTGGCAAGCGCTGGCGCAATCACGCCTCTGCCTGCGGCTTCCATCGTGGCGCCGGTCAAGACTTCCTTGCCGCGCTGGGCCAGTGCTTCTGAGACACTGGCGGCGGGTTGTTTGTAGCCCAGTGCCTCCTCCAGTACGTCCAATCCACCCTTGGCGGCGCCGTAGCCCAAGCCCGCACCAGCAAGCGTGCCAAAACCTGGCGCACCAGCAGTGCCCAACGCAGCGCCGCCAACAGTGCCCAGTGCTTCTACCGTAGGCCGCGCCATCTGGATTGCTCGGCGCCCGATCGGTATGCCTGACGGTTGCGCAGGCGGCGCGACGTATGGCCCTGCGCCGGGGATTTGACCAGCAGCAGCTTGCTCTAGTTCAAAACCAGGCGGCAGGCGCATGCCGGCCGTAGCCGGCTGTTCAAGTTCAAAACCAGGCGGCAGGCGCATGTTTACCTCACTGGCGACCAGTTTTGCCCACCGTCAGTGGACATGATGCGGGCACCCGTCTGCGGGTTGCGTGCGTAGATGGGGGCCGGTGCGGCCTGCGCGGGCTGTGCGGGCTGTGCGGGTGCCGCGCCCGGAGGTTGTGCCGCAGCGTTACGACCCTTGAATGCGCTCGTCGGCTGCGGCAAATCGCGGAACTGCGGGAAGCGCTCAAAGTCTTCGCCGAACTGCCGCTCATACGAGTCCCGAATACGGTTCATAGCGCCCACGGCCTGAGCCTCAAGCAGATCAATTTGCTCAAGCATAGGCCCAGCGCCTTTGATTGCTTCAATTGCCGCAATTTGATCTGCAAGAATCTTCCACTCTTGATTTGCGATTTGGCCAATTGCGCCAGTTGAAGCGGCGGCGGCTTTGCCAAGTGCGGTAATTTTGCCTTTGAGGTTTTGAAGCCTGACATCTGCAAAAGCGGCCTCGCCTTCAGCAAAAGATGGAAACAGGGATGAAAGTCCCGTAGACCTTTTCAACCCCGGCGATTCCTTCACTGAACGCGCAGAATCCAACACGTCTTGCGTCACTTGAAGTGCACTGACGGCAGATTTATATTCTTTGCCAAGCAAATCCCGTCGTTTTGCCTGCTGTTCCGGGGTCATTGGCTTTGCCGCAGGCATCGCAGCAGCGCCGGGTGCGCCGGCAGCGGCTCCAGCACCCGCAGGCCTTGGAATGTACCGCTGCGTCTCAGTGTCAAACACACCGTCAGGTGTAGAAATATAGCGACGCGCCTGCGTCCCGGCCGCTTGCTGCTGTTGCGGCGGCTGCAGAAACTTCCCCGTGCTTCGTTGATACAGCGCGCCGCCAACGTTGATGAGATCCTGCTGTTCTTTCGGCTCGGCCGGCAGCGTGCGCGCCAAGTCGCCCGCAGTGCGCCCCGCCACGCCGCCCTGCAGCATCATGTTCTGCACCGACTCGCGCGTCACAGGCTGGCCTTGGTACGGCTTCAGCGCCTGCGCGGAGCGAGCCTCCTCCATCAGCGCCTGCTGGATGCGTGCGCCCATTTCCATCAGACGCGCATCGCCGGATCCGATTAGCGCCTGCGAGTACATCCCCAGATCGCCAGACTTGCCCGCAGCCATCAGGCCTTGCCGCATCTGTTGCAAAGCCTCGCGCTGCTGCTGCTTTTCTGCCGTTTCCGTGCGTTGCGCCTCCATCTGCCGCATCGCATTCAGCGTCGGCTGGATCTTGGCGAACGACTCAAACTGCGACTCTGGCTGATACCGGATCTGCGGGATGTTTCGCGCTTGCGAGATAATGCTTGCGTCAATCGGCATATCAGCCCCCAGCGCCGACGGAGCGGCCGTAGATGTCTAGAAACCTTCCAAACAGCTGGTTCTGCTGCTGCTGGTTCTGGTAGTTCTCGAAAGCGCCAACCGCACCGCCGACGCCACCCATGTAACCGCTGGTGCGATTGATCCGCCCCGCCGCCAGTGCATTCGCGCCCTGAGACATCGTTTCCCCTGCCGTCTGGCCAAACTGCTGGGCCGCAGAGCCCAACTGACCGCCGACAGTTTGCCCCAACCCGGCGATGTTGGCTAGGCGGTTGTACGCGTTGCCGTACTCGCCCGAGGCGAAGTCCTGCGCGTACCGCTGACCCGCCTTGATCGCCCCGCCAGACAGCATGTTGCCCCGCGCGGCCTGCACGCGCTCCAGCGCTTTCATGCCCTCGCCCAAGCGAAAAGCGTAGCCGGGGTCCATGTCCAGCAGTTGCTGCGGCTGGGCGGGTTGGCCGTCGAGGCCCATCACGCCGGCCAAGCGGTTCAGCGCAGACTCGCCGCGCGCGCGGTATGGCTCCAGCAGGCTTTTCTGGTACTCAAACTGATCTTGCTGCAGTTTGAGAGCGTTTGCCGCCGACTGCTCCTGGATTTTTGCCGCGTCTATCGCCGCCTGGCCCGTTAGATACCCACCTGCCAGGCTGCCGAACGCACCCAGCGCCGCAGCGCCTGCGGGGGTGCCGATGTAGTTGAGAAAGTCGTCGACGACGGGGATGCCGGTGAGGCCGGCAGTAGAGCCACCCGCAGTGACAGCGCCCGCACCAGCGCCGCCTGCTGCGCCCGTGATGATTGCGCCTGTGCCGCCGCCGACATCAGTGCCGCCTAGCACGTCAGAGCCGCCGCCTAGCGTGAGGTTGGGGTCTAGTCCTGCAATATCGGCTGCGGTCATTTGACCGCCCACGCCCGCTGCCGTGCCGGCCCCCGCAGCGCCTGCCGCACCGGCAGCACTAACCGCGCCTGCGCCTGCTGCGGCGGCGCCGAGACCTGCGTCAGTGACGCCGGCGCCCGTAGTACCGGCCAGCGGGCGTTCTGGCAGCGCATTGGTTTCAACCGTAGCGATGCGCTCTGTCGGCGTGACCTGCGTGGACACCACGTCGCCGCCGGTCAAGGCATTTGCCGCGCCCGTTGTTGCGCCCACTCCTGCAACATCCATGGCTTGAAAGTTGCCCGCGCCGCCATAGCCAGACACAGACGTTCCGCCACCCACATCCACGTCGCCCATGACTGGGAAATTTTTCGCAAGACCCGCGTACGGATCGCTGACCAACGCATTTGCAGGCGGAGGCGTAACTGGCGCCGCCGTTCCGGCCAGGTTGTTCACCACTGGCGGTGCAGATCCCCCAGCCAACATGGCATCTGCCACGCCTGGGGTCATCGTGCGGTCGTAAATAGACTGCGCGGCTTGCAGCTGGTTTTCCACCCACACTGCTCTTATGTAGGCAAGATCTCTGGATGCGCCCGCCGCGATTTCGTTGGCGTAGGTTTGCATGGCCTCTGGGCTAAAGTTAGCCCCAGAAGACATTTGCTCAACCCCTGCGGGCACACCCACATCCCCCACGCCACCCACATCCACGTCGCCCACGTTGCTAGCAACGTCTGTCGCCGAGACATCCGTGTCGGCCAACTGGGCTACTTCATCGCCGGTCAGGCTTGACAAAGCGTCGGCGGCTTTTTCAATGTAAGGCTCGGCAATTCCTGCCGCCCCAGCAAGAGCGCCAGCAGTCAGAGCGCCCTTGATGGCGGTTTCGGCATCGCCGCCAGATGCAATCAATTCTTTTGCACCATTGACGACAGCAGCGCCAACGACACGATTCAACAACTCATTTGACGTGCCAGTTATGTTGGCGCCAAGTGCATTGATCGTGTCACTAACCGTTACAGCGCCAGTTCCTGCAGCGGTCCCTGTAACACCCAACTTGGTGCCGGCAATGCCCAAAATTGCAGGCAACACAAGCCCGAGGTACGGAGCAACTTGCTCGTACCATGCGCCACCGGTGTATTCCCAAGTCTTTTGAAACTTGCCATCTGGCGTCTTAAACGCAAATTCGGTTGCGCTTTTCTTGCCAGAATCAATCTTATTGGGATTGATGACAACATCGTAACCTTGCGCCTTGAACTGCTGGATTGCAGCAGCGGCCTCGTCGGAAATCGTCGTCGTTCTTTGTTCGTTTTCCGTGCCGGGGAAGTTGACAACCTCTTTGGTGGTCGGCCCAGTAAACCCAAGTTGCGGCAAAAACTGGAGCCAGTAGCCGCTCTCTAGGTTTTTGAATTGCGTGTAGGCGTCATTCTGGTAGGTGACGTCAGAGTCTTCCGCGCTAGTCCCCATCCGAGTTTTCGGAAACAGGGCGTCAACGTTCGACCAATCAGAAACGGCGTAAGTGCCTTTTGACGTTAGCTTTGCCATGATTCACCTCACCCAATCCGCCAGTTAGTGCCGTCGCTGAACACCGGCACGACGTTTGCGGCGCCGGCCGCCACAATCGAGTGGAACGTGGTTGCGTTGGCGTCGGTCACCACGGCCCGTGCGCCTGCGCCAACAGTAGCGGCCGGAGCATTTGCAAGCAAGTCCGCAACAGTGTGCGTGCCGTTGTTGATCCACTTCAAGCCGACAGTCATCGTCAGGCCTGGCGCGCGCAGCGAGGTAACGCTGCTATTGCCCAGCGTGATTTCGTTGCTGACGCCTGCCGCAGAGACGTCGGCATCGTAGCCCAGCACTAGGTTATTGCTGCCGGTCGTAAGCGAGTCGCCGGCCTGAAAGCCCAGAGCCACGTTGTTTGCGCCAGAGGTCAGCGCCCCCAGTGCCGACGCGCCCACCGCCGTGTTGTTGCTGGTGGTGGCCGCATCTAGCGCAGTCCACCCGATGGCAACGTTGTACGCGCCCGTGACCACCAGCAGAGCCGCATCCTTGCCCACCGCAGTGTTGCCGGTGCCGCTGGTATTTGCCCCCAGCGCCGAGCGGCCTACGGCCACGGCATCGCTGCCGGTGTAGGCGTCCAGCGCCGCGTAGCCCACCGCCACGTTGTTTGCGCCAGTGGACACCAGCAGCAGTGCATCGCTACCCAGTGCCGTGTTGCCCGCGCCAGACGTTGCCGCATTCAACGTCCGGTAACCTACCCCGGTGTTGTAGTTCGCAGTCGTAGCCGCCGACAGCGCGTCGTAGCCCACGGCGGTGTTGTAATCCCCGCCCGTGTTGGCATCCAGAGCTTGCGAGCCCACAGCAACGTTTTGGATGCCATCGGTGTTGCTGGTCAGCGCGTTGTAGCCCACCGCTGTGTTGTTTGACCCAGTGGTGTTGCTGGAAAGGGCGTCGCCAGTTGGCGAAGTTCCGGGAACCCCACCTACAGCGGTGTTGGTGGGAACGCTTCCACCGCCAGCCCCGACAACTACGCCAACCGCTGTTGCTAACGCGTACGACGCAAAAATGTTGTCGTCGGTCTTGATTGTGACGCCCAACGCGGTTTCCAGCACGAACTTGTACGACGATCCCTCTGTCAGCCAGATCTGCGCGGGCGTTCGGCCGGCGCTGTCCAGCACGATGGGGTTTGTGTTAGGAAACATAAACCCAGACGACGAGATATACGTCGCTGCAGGCGTAGTCGTGCCGGCCGCGTAGGTGTAGATCAGCCCACCAGCCAACGGATTGCCGTTGTTGTCGAAGAACTGCGCCCCGGCGCCAGCGTATGGGGAAAGCGAAACGCTCATGGTGCTCTCACTGTTGAATCTGGCTCACCGCCAGCACGACGGCAGGTGCTGCTGGCGCAAAAGCCGTGGCTGCGACATTATCTACCGTGATGGCCGTAGCGTCTGCGGCAAACATGATCTCAATGTAATCGTTGGCGGCAAGCGAGAAAAACTCGCTCATGGACACAGCGGTGTACCCGTTGTTGATGTTGATCGTCACCAGCCTAGCCGTGTTGGCGATGTCCGTGCCGTTTTTGCGGAACCACAGCCAAACCGTCTTGGGGCTGCTGCTACTGCTGCCGATCTGAACGGTGACGTCAAACTGGTACAGGCCAGACTGCACCACCACAATTCGCGACGCAGGCGAGCCGATGCTGATGCCTTCGGCGATTTCGGTGTTGTCGAACGTCAGCGCGTAAGCCGTGTTCGTCGAAGCGGGAGTCTGATCCGTGGTTTTGGTGAACTCGCCGTAATACTTCTGCTGCTCAATCGTCGGCCGCACGAAAATCACGCCATCAGTGGCGCTGACCACTAGCACTGCCGCCATCGGAATTACGTTATCCGGCGCCGTGGGCTTGACGTTGGTAAACGCACCCGCCACCGTGGGGCTGGCGTACAGGATGTCGCCCACGTTGAACGCGCTGGTGTCGATGCCCGTTACCGGCCCCCAGACGCTACACAGGCCCGTGGCGCCGCTGTCGGGGATGGTTTCATCCAGCACGCCAAGGATGTACAGCGAGGGCGTAGAGCCGTCAGCAAGGTACTTGGACACCGACAGCAGGTTTGCCGCGCCGACGCCGGCAAAGCCCACCACAGTGCCCTTGGGCAGCGTTGCGCCAGTGGAGTTCTGCACCAGCGTGAACGTCTCTCTGCTGGCCTGGCCGATGCTGTCTTGCAGCAGCGAGAAGAACCGAAACCACGCACGCGTGGTCAGCGCCCCACGGTCCACCAGCGGGTCGCGGGATGCTGGGACGCGGGGCAGGGTTTGCATTTCAGGCGCTCGTCGGCGTGGCCGTCAGTTCGGCACCCATGATGGCAATCTTCACCGGGTCGCTGCCGCTGATCTCGTACACGCGATCCCGCAGCTTGGTGGTCATGCCCAGCCGGCGCCAGATGACGCGCTTGCCGTACTCGCCAATTTTCCCAGTGCTGGCCCAGTGCTCATTACTCCAGGTGTGGCCGCCGTCGTCGGACCAGCGAAGCATGACGCGGGGGTCAGATTGAAAATATGGTGTTTCGTAAGCGTTTAGGTACAAGATATAAATTTCTGTAGCAGGATTAGAAAGCGAAAATGAAGAAGTGTAAAACGTAAAATTTGTTTGCGATGTCAACGGAACAAATGTTATCTGCAAATCGCCAGAATCAACTTGATCTGAGGGCTTGGCAAACACCAATACATCTCTATATTGACCGCCATCCAAAGTTGAGCCAATACGAAGGCCTCCATTGCTATTTGAAGACGTGTTCGGCGCAAGCACAAATCGGAATCCAACGGTAACTGGCACGTTTGGCGTTGTTTGCAAAACGTAATTTGCATAAATGCGAGTTGTGCCCGAAACGTTTGCTACTTGTATTCTTCCAGCGGACAACAAAATGGATGCGTCAAACGGATTTGTCGCCCAGCCTGTTGTTGAAGTAAATGGACCGCCAATGTCCAAAAGTTCTTTTTTTAGCGTGTAATTGTCGGTTGTTCCAGACTCACAGTCTAACTGCAGCATGTGGTGCGCCGTGCGCTTCAGATTGTTTTGCCCCGTCGGCAGTGCGCGCCACGACCGCAGCCAACGCTGCGTACTTTCGTCATCCTGATACACCTCGGGGTTAAACGCATAAATGCGCCCATCTTCCCAGTCGCCGACAACTACCTGCCCCGCAAAATTCGCTTGGCAGTTACTGCGATGCCGCCGAAACCGCACGCCGTCCCAGAACGCCCGTTCGTGCCACGCGCCGGTAGCAACGTCAAACACCCATGTCGCCTGCGCGGTCGGGAACGTCAGCACATAGAACGAATGCCCGTCCTGTTGGTACGAGTATCCGATGGCGTCGTTGAGCACGTTGTACTGCTGGATCTGCCACTCCACAGCGTGCGTGCTGACGCGCTGCGCGTTGTACCCGTTGTTCCGGTACACGATGCCGTTGCCGCGGGCGTCCGAACCCAGCCAGAACACGCTGTTGTCTAGCTTGGCAACGCTGTACGGGGCGAGGCAACCCGTCTCCATAAACGCGCCGTCAATGCGTGCCAGCGGGAAGTCAGCCAAGCCGGCGTTGTACCAGACCTCGATGGTGTTGTTCCCGAACAGCCATACTTCGCGGTGGTCGACCATCAGCGACACGATGTTGTCCGGGTTGCCCTCAGCGCTGGCAAAGTCCAGCGGGTCAATCTGCGTGCCGTCGTTCAGCGATGTAACCCAGAACCGCTGGCTGTTGGGTTCGTTGAACACGAAGTACCCGTCGAGGTAGCCCACCGTCACCGCGCCAGGAAAGTCGGGGTCGCTGATTTGCGCGAACACGCCCGTGCTGGCGTTGTAGATGAACGCGTCAGGGTTGCAGGCCACAAACAGCTGCGTGCCGTTGTCCGACATGCTCACCGGCCCGCTGCCGTTAATCAGCCCCAGTTCCGTCACGGCGAAGTTGCCGTCGGCGCGGTACAGTTTGCCGCCGGACGCAACGTACAAAAAGTCGCCGAACTTCCACATTCCACGGATAGGGCCGTCGCCTACGGTGGCCACCAGACGCAACCCCGGGCACCGCTGGAGAAACGCCGGCTCTTTGCCGCCGTCGGGCACCACCTCGGGGAATAGGTTGACCATGCGGCTGTCGGCCGCGTTGACCGACCGCGCCACATAGGACGATCCGAGGATGGGCGTCCTCACGTCGGCGTACCCGCGTACACGTTGAACCGGCGCAGCCTGCGGTTGACAAGGCTGTACGGGATGCTCATCAGGTCATCCGGGTTGTTGATGCGCTTCAGATTGCGCTTGGACGACATGGCGATGCGCTGCACCGTGGGCGGGGCTTCGACGCCAAACTCGGCCGCGATCTCGCAGGCCAGGTTGTACTTGAAGCACCGCAGGTAACCTGGCGGAAACGACAGCGTGGTGTTCAGCAGCGCGGGCTGCGACAGTTCCTGCACGCTGATGATGTGCCACTCCAGGTCCTTGCTGGGCACCGGGTACAGCGTCATTGTGATGTCGGGGAACGTCATGTTGGTGAACATGACCTGCGGGTACGTCGACCCCACGGTCTTCAGCGCAATACCGTTGTACTGCTGCTGGTTGATCATGGCAATTCCGAAAGACACGCCAGATTCGGTGTCGCGGAAGTACGTCGAGTCGTCCAGCAGCACCGGCCGCGCGCCGACGAAGTTGCCCGTCGGCCCCAGCGTGCGCGTGGCAGTGTTGGCCGGCCAAGTGAACACCTGATCCTGCGTGGCGTACACCGCTAGGCGCTCAATGCTCCACGAATCGAGCATTTGGTTGAGAGCCGCCAGTGCATCCTGTGACGTGGCGGCAGAGGGCGTTTCGCCCTCGGCAAGCTGGCCGATCAGCCGCAGTGCGGCGTTGATCTGGTCACCGGCTGTGGTAGACATCGGCGGACTCCCGTCGCCGCCTGCGCGCAGTCAGTTCGTTGACGGCAACCTGGGGCGATTCCTCGCCCGGAGTATACCGCTCCCACCCGTTGCGTTCATCTTCTTCGGCCTCCAGATCCATCGTGGCAACCTTGGTGCCGTGGATCGGGTGCTTCATGTAGATGACGGGCATAGGTCGCCTCCGGGCCTGCGGCGCAGGTACATGTGATAGTTGCCGGGATACGCCTTGTCGGCGCTGTGGTGCGTGATGTCCGCGTCGGGGATCAGCCAGATAGATCCACCGCAGTCGTTCCAGTTGCGGCTGAAAGAGTAGTCCTCGCCGTACCAGATGCCCTTGTGCGCGCCGTGGTTGAACAAATCAACGTGAGGCTTGTGCGCCTTGCCGTACATGAGGTGCGGGTACGCACGCATGAACTTCTCGACTGCCGCCTCGGTCACGCGCAAAAACCCGGCAGGCACCCACTCTGCGTGGATAGCGCCGTCTGCCAAGCGCACGATGGGATGCCCACCCGCGTCGGTAAACAGGCAGCCCATGTAGTCTTCCTCGTCCCGCTTGAAACGGTACGTTCCGGCCACAACGTCGCCTTCCGTCTGAATGAGCTTCAGCAGCGCATCCGGCGGGAACGATACGTCGTGGTCAAGGAAGATGATCTGATCCGCGCCCGCATCCAGTGCCTTGCGCAGCATGACATTGCGCGCTTGGCTGATGTAGGGGTTGCCGACTTCCATCACCATCTGGTGCGTGATGCCCGCCGCATCCAGTGCCGGTACGGCGGCCTCTATGGCCTCCAGAAGCGCCGAATGCGGGCGGGTAAGGG